CGCGGCGATCCTCGGCAACGTCGGGATCAAGGGTGAGACGGCCGGTACGACGCTCCGGCGCGCGTTCGTGTCGCTCGTCCGGCCGTCGAAGCGGACGATGGACATGCTCGACGGCATGGGGATCTCGCAGGAGACGTTCAGCAAGGCGACGGTCGACGCGAAGGGGAACCTGCGCGCCTTCCCGCAGATCCTCGGGAACCTGGCCGGGAAGTTCGCGAAGCTGACGAAGCCGCAGCAGCGGAAGGCGATCGCTCAGCTGTTCGGCGTCGAGGCGCTCCCGGGCATGCTGACGCTGTTCGGGAAGGGCCAGAAGCGGATCGAGGCGATGAGCGGCGCGCTGACGCACTCCGGCGGCGCGGCGAAGCGGACGGCGGGGATCATGCGCAACACCGTGAAGGGCGCGTGGGACAACCTGACGGGCTCCGTCGAGACCGCGGCGATCTCGCTGACGCACAGCTTCATGCCCGCGATCCGGAAGACCCTGAACCGGGCCGCGGGGCTAACGGACAAGGTCGCCCCGACCGTCCAGGGATTCTTCAGCGGGCTCGGCGGCGCGAAGCCTCCGCCCGCGCCGAAGGGCGGCCGCGGGGTCGGACAGGCGGGGAACCGGGACGTCGCCCCGGCGAAGCTGACGGGTCCGGCGCAGGCGGGCGCGGATCTCCGGGCGAAGCTACAGCCGGTCTTCGCGTGGGTACAGGCGGAGGCACCGAAGCTCGGGGCGACGCTCATGCAGGCGGGGCGGGACCTCCTGAACGCGTTCAAGCCAGCGATGCCGTTCCTGACGAACGTCGTCCTGCCGATCCTGAAGGGGATCGCCGTCGGCGTCATCGGCGGCGTCGTCGTCGCGTTCAAGCTCGCGGTCCCGATCATCAAGATCCTCGCGACGGTCCTCGGGTTCATCGGGAAGGCGGCCGCGCCGCTCAAGCCGGTGTTCTTCGGGATCGGTGTCGTGATCGGCTCGCTGCTCGGCGGCCCGATCCTCGGGCTGCTCGGGAAGCTGAAGTACGTCGGCGTCGTGTTCCGGCTCCTCGCGGTCCCGATCCGGGTCGCGTCGGGGCTCTTCCGGGTCCTCTTCGGCGCGGTCGTCCGGATCGGCTCCGGGTTCCTGAAGGCGCTGACGGGCGTCCAGCGGTTCGCGGGGACGTTCACGTCGCTGCCGGGCAGGATCGTCCGGGCCGCCCTGAACATCGTCGGCGGGATCATCCATGTCGTCGAGACGCTCCCCGGGAAGCTGGTCGGGCTCGCGAAGAGCGCGGGCTCGAAGCTGATCTCCGGGCTCGCGAACGGTGTGCGGGGCCGCCTGTCGTCGATCACCTCGTTCTTTGGGCGGATCGGCTCGGCGATCCTGAACGCGATCGGGGACGCGATCAAGGGCGCGCCGGGCGTCATCATCGCGGCGATCACGAGCGTGATCCCGGACAAGCTGAAGGGCGCGGCCCGGAAGCTGATCCCGGGGATCGCGTCCGGCGGCCGGGTCGGCGGCGGCGGCTGGGCGGTCGTCGGGGAGCGCGGGCCGGAGCTGGCTCATCTCCCGACCGGCGCGACCGTGTACGACGCGAAGCAGACGGCGCGCGCTCGCGGCGCTATGGCTTCGGGCGCTCCGATGACGCTCGTCGCGAACCTCCATCTCGACGGGAAGCAGGTTCACTCCGCGGTGTTCCGGGTCGATCGCCAGCTCGCGGAGGCGACCTGATGCCGGGCGGCCGCGTCACGCTGATCCCGAGCCGCGGGAGCCAGCTCACGATGATCCTGAACGGCCCGCCGGACCGGGCGGGCGGCGTCGGCGGCTTCGAGGCGGTCGACCGTCAGAAGCGCCGACCGGCGAAGTGGTGGAAGGCGAGCCCGGACGATACGATCAGCCTCGACTGCATCATCGACATCGACGCGATCGGTGGCCCCGCGGTCGAGCGGCGGATCCGGGTCCTGCGGGACATGGGCCAGCCGGGGGACGAGGAGGAGCCCCCGACGATCAAGCTCGACGGAGACGTCTGGGATCACGACAAGACGATCACGTGGGTCATGGACGGCATGGCGCTGTCGGAGCGGCTCTGGAACCCGGACGGGACGCTCCGGCGGCAGGCGGTCAAGGTAGACCTCTCTCGCTTCGAGGCGGTCGCGGAGATCAAGGCGATCACGGTCCGGTCGACGAGGTCGAAGGGGGGGAAGCGCCGGAAGCGGACGGCGATCGCGAAGGGCAACGACACGCTTCGCGCGGTCGCGCTCCGGGAGCTGGGGGACGCGACCCGCTGGAAGGACCTCGTCCGCTGGAACAAGAAGCTGAGGGGCGTCGATCCTGACGCCCGGCTCCGTTCCGGGACGCATATCTCGATCCGCTGATGGCGAAGCGCGACACACCGGCGAAGCGCGCTCGCGCCCGGCGGGACCCGGCGATCTTCCAGCCGCCGCCGCGGAAGCTGGCGAGGAGCCTCGCGAACCTGACGCTGACGGCCCGCGGCCGCCGGTACCCGATCGCGGCGAACATCGACGGCGACACGCCGTACGCGTTCGGGATGGACCAGGCGGGGACGATCACGCTCCCGGTCCGCGATCCGTCGGACAGGCTGAGGGACGTCCTCGACGACGAGGCGCACATCCAGCAGGACGGTGTGCGGGTCACGATCGACAGCACGGTCTACTGCGTGACCGGCGTCGACTTCGACGGGGACGGGCTCTATACGCTGACGGTCGAGGACGAGGTCGCCTGGCAGCTGAAGCTGTTCGAGAAGTTCCGGAGCGCGAGCCGGGCGCGGACGACCCGGTTCGGGTTCCTTCAGATGCTCGTCGACGAGGCGTCCCGGAAGCCGCTCCCGAAGATCCCGAGCTGGATCCCGGAGGTCGACGACGCTCAGAGGATCCGGCCGCCCGCGAAGGACTCGAAGACCTGATGGCGCTGAAGAGGACGGAGGCTCCGGCGGCGCGCTCGACGACCGGGGACGCGACCCGCGGGACGGGCTCCGGCGAGTACAAGGTGAAGGGGAAGCGCGCGACGGCGAGCCAGCGCCGGACGATCGATGGGGTGCTCGGGCAGGCGTCGAAGGACAAGGCGTCCCGCCGGGTCATGATCGCGACGATCATGTGCATCACGCAGGAGTCGGGGGCGGGCGAGCTGGCGAACGTGATGACCGGCAACGACGACGTCGGGATCTTCCAGCAGGGCCGGAACTGGGTGTCGGTGAAGGACTCGAAGGACCCGCAGGCGTCGACGCATTCGTTCCTGATCACCGGGCCGACGAGCTGGAAAAAGGTCCACCGGTCCGTCAAGAAGGCTCCCGGCAACCTGTCGCTCGCGATCCATCAGGTCCAGGGGAACCGGGACCCGAACGCGTATGCGCAGTGGGAGGACGAGGCGACCCGTACGGTCGACGCGTTCGTCGACTCGGGCGGCTCGTCGGAGGACTCCTACACGAAGCAGTACGCGTACACGCGGGGCGAGAAGGGCGGGCAGACGGAGAACAGCTGGGACGCGATGGCGCGCCTCGTCGCGGACGTCGGCGCGTACCGCTGGGCGGCCGGGAACGTGCTGTACGCGGCGTCCGGCGACGAGATCCGGTCGCAGGCTCCGTCGCTGACGATCACGGGGGACGAGGGCTGGTTGATCTCGCGGCCGTCCTGGTCGTGGGCGTCGAACCGCGTCATCTCGGAGGTCACGCTCGAAGTCTTCGCGGACCGCTGGCAGATCATGCCGGGCGGCGTCGTCCGCCTGCCGCGCGAGTTCGGGGCGATGCAGGGGAAGTGGATGGTCTGGAACGTCTCGGGGCCGTCGCTTGTGTCGCCGGAGTCGACGGTCGTTCTGCGGCGGCCGACGCGCCGGAAGCGGGAGCCCGCCCCGGAGACAGGAACCCGGGACGGCGGCGGAGGCGGCGATGACCTGTACTCCGTCTGCGCGGCGATCAGCGACGAGGAGCATTCCTACCCGCATCCGGACGTTCACCACGGGCCGTGGAAGAACATCAAGAAGACGACGCCGCTCGACTGCTCGGAGTCGACGTCGCTCGCGCTTCACCGGGCCGGGTTCTTTGATCATCCGCAGGCGTGGGTGTCGGGCCAGTTCGCGACGTCGTACGGGTCGAAGGGGAAGGGCGACGAGTGGACGGTCTGGGCGAACCCGGGCCATGTCTGGATCGAGTTCTACAACTCGAACGGGTCTTTCAAGGCGCGGTTCGATACGAGCCAGCATCCGGGGGAGAGCGGCCCGCGGCTCGTCCGGACGCCGCGCCATGACCAGGGCCGGTTCACGCCGCGGAGCGTCCGGGGCCACTGATGCCTCTCTCGGAGAACGAGCGCAGGAAGATCGGCCAGCGCGCTCCGGCGCAGCTTCGGGAGGCGACGGTCCTCGATCCTGCCGTGGACGATGACGGCTTCCTCCGTATCGAGATCGACGGAGCGCCGGGCGGCGCGCAGTCGTGTCCGTGGGCGAGCCCGTTCTACGGGGAGCCGGAGGAGGGCGACGCGGCGGCGGTGATCGAGTCGGACGCCGGGAACTTCTGGGCGTTCTGGTGGCCGCAGTCGGGCCAGACGCCGGGGGAGATCGGCGGCGGCGGTTCCCGCTGGTGGACGGGCTCGGGCGCTCCCGCTCCGGCGACCGGCGTCGTCGGGGACTTCTACCTCGCGTCGTCCGGGGCGTTCTACGAGAAGACCGGGGATACGACGTGGGCGTCCCGCGGGTCGCTGCTCGGCCCGATCGGTCCTGTCGGCCCGACGGGTCCCGCCGGTCCGACCGGCGCGACGGGGGCGACAGGTGCGACGGGCTCGACGGGGCCGCAGGGTCCCCAGGGGCCGCAGGGCGCGACCGGCGCGACAGGTGCGACGGGCGCGACCGGGCCGACGGGGCCGCAGGGGATCCCCGGTTCCGCCGCGGGGTACGTGACGACGATCGGGAACGGCACCGCGACGGTCATCGACGTCTCGCATACTCTCGGGACTGCGGACGTTGCGCCGTACGTGATCGACCTGGCGACCGGCGAGATCGAGTTCCCCGGGGTCGTGATCGTCGACAGCTCGACGGTCCGTTTCGTCTTCGCGCGGGCTCCGGCGGCGGCGTCCAAGAAGGTTGTGCTGCTCGCCGCCCCGGCGGCTCCTACGTCCTCGTTCGGCTCGTGGGCGGGGAACATCGGGGACGGGGTCACGAGCGGCCCGTTCACGATCAACCACGGGCTCGGGACCCGCGACTTCGCGGTCCAGGCGTTCCTCAACGTCGCGCCGTACGACGAGGTCGAGCTGGACTACGAGCGGACGAGCACGACGACGTTGACGTGCTGGACGCGCGGGATCGTTCCTCCCGCCGGTGGCGTCCGGGTTCTGATCAGCGGCCCGCCCGGTCCTGTCGGGCTCGCGGTTCAGCATTCGCCACAGCACATGCCGGGCGGCGCGGATCAGATCCTCAGCGCGGAGCAGGACTTCGTGCAGAACGGGGTCGTGAACCCGACGGATCTCGTCCCGTCGACGGTCGCGGGCGGCACGCAGATCGGGCCGGGGGTCCTGTGGGCGAGGACGCCGGGCGGCGTCATGATGCGCCAGGTCGCGCTCGGGTCGACGGTCGTCGCGCACGCCGCGAACCCGGGCGGGAACCCGCGCGTCGACGTCGTGATCGCGACGCCGTCCCCGAACTTCAACGGGTCGCCGACGATCAGCGTCCTTCAGGGGACCCCGACCGCGGGCGCGCAGATCACGGCGATCCAGACTCCGGCGACGTACCGGGCTGGCGCGGCGACGACTCCTGCCGGGGCGGTCGTCCTGCGGGACGTCCTGATCGCCGCGGGGGCGGCCGCGAACACGATCAGCGTCGCGGTCGACCGGCGTCCCTGGGCTCGCGGCCATGACGTCACGGTCCAGCAGACGGTCGCGAACATCTCCTGTCCGACGACGGGCGCGGATCTCACCGGCACCCAGGTCCGTCTCGAATGCAGCGGCGTCCCGATCCGGGTGCATGCGATGGGCTACGTCTTCATCGGGAACGTCAACGACGCGGTCACGGCGGCCCTGTCGGCGTACATGGACGGCGGCGGTATCAGTAGCGTCCATCAGAAGCTCGGCTCGAACTCTCTCGGGACGAACTACGGGAGCGTCGTCGTCGGCTGTAAGGTCACGCCGACCCCGGGCAGCCATGTCTTCAAGCTGGTCGGGGCCGATAACGCGAACGGCGGCGCGGCGACGACGCCCCAGTTCGCGACCTCGACGCTGCACATCACCGAGCTGGTCGGCGGCGACACGATCAACGGGACGGTCTGATGAAGGCTTCGCGCGGCCCGAAGACCCCGATCCTGACGGCGCTGCCTGCGGTCACGAACGCGGACGACGGGCTGGAGATCAACTACCTCGCGGACGCGGCGAACGGGATCGTCTGGCGGCTCCGGTACCGGGCGTTCCAGGCGGACGGCGTTACGCCGAACCCGTCCGCCTACAAGTGGGAGTACATCGGCGGCCCGCCGCTACGTTTCGCGAACGGCACCCAGAACAACGGCACGGCGGCGGAAGCGGCAGGATGGACGAACCTCGGGGGCGGGTCCATCACGGTGCCGCTCGCGGGCGATTACCTGGACCGACACGGAGCGCAGCTGGGTATCGCGGGCGGCGCGCTCTCCCAGACTGCCTACATCGGGGCCGCTATCGGCGACACGACGCCGCCAGCGCAGGCTACGGCGCTGTTCGCCGCGGACGCGCATACGACGACAGGCGGTACCGCGTGGGCGTCGGCCGCTACGACGTACCTGTGGACGGGGCTCGCGGCGGGGAACGTCATCAAGCTGCGCTACCTCGCCGCTGGCACGGCTACTAACTCCTTCTGGGTGAACAAGTGGCTTGAGCTGACGCCGGTGAGGGTCGGCTGATGGCGGGCCGCCGCCGGTACGCCCGGACGATCGAGCCGGAGATCCTCACCCCGGCACAGTTCCTCGCGCTCCCCCCGCAGGCGGACGGCACGCATCTCTGTGTCGCCGCCGATCCGGCGAACGGCGTCGTCTGGCGGTTCCGGTTCAACGCGGGCTCCTCGAACGCGGCCAAGTGGGAGTTCGTCGGCGGCTCATGGATGGAGGCGTTCCTCGCGACGCAGCTCCAGCCCGGGACGACCGTCACGCTCGCCGGTGGCCCGTCGCTGACGCTGCCGCTCGGCGGCGACTACGACATGGAGCACGGGACGTTCATCCAGCTCCCGGGCACAGCCTCCGTCACCGGCGGTATCCAGTACCTCTACATCAACGGCGCGAGCGCGGCGCAGTTCATCCAGTGGTACGACACCGGCAACACGGTCACGGCCCCGATACTGAACCAGCTCCGCCGCGGCCGCCGCATGGCGGGCCGCGCCGCCGGGGAGGTCTGGGACCTCCGGCACCAGTCGCTGAACGCGAACGGCAACGCGCTGTTCGGCGACCGCTACCTCCGCATCTGTCCCGTCCGCGTCATCGGCCCGTAGGAGACCTCCCTTGAGCACGAAGCTGATCTGCGACTACTGTCTCCGCCCGATCGAGGCGGACTGGACGACGATGACGATCGAGGCGCTCGCCGCGGACGGGGTTCGCGGCAGGCAGCCGGAGACGTTCGAGTTTCACGGCGGCTGCTACAACGTGTTGCAGGCGCTGATCGTTCAGCTGAGGGGAAGCGCGCCGCCGCCCCCGATCGACCCGACGCCGGTCCCGCCGTCCCCGCAGCCGACGCGCGACGCGGATCCGCCGCCGCCTCCGCCGCCTGTCGCGATCCGTCGGCCGCCGGAACAGCTGTCTCCGCAGCCGGGGGCTCCGGACGCAGGAACGGACCCGGGAGCCCGGAACGCGCCGGAGGCTGCTGCCACAGCTGCGGGCGGGGCGGAAACAGCGGTCGAGGAGCCCGCCGACCCGGAGGTCGAGACCGATGGCTGACGTCCCGCAGGTCGCGACTCATCTCGCCTGGCCGTTCCGGATGAGCGGACGCCGCCTCGCGACCGTCGAGCAAGACTCGATCGAGGACGTCGAGCAGAACGTCCGCAGCTACCTCGCGACCGGGAAGGGCGACCGGCCGCTGTCCCCGGACTTCGGTCTCGAAGACCCGACGTTCAGCGCGGCCCCGAGCGGCGCGGCGCTCGCCGCCGACATCATGGAGCAGGAGGACCGCGCGGTCGTCGAGGTCGAAGTCACCGGCCCGGACGGCGCTGGCCGGACCTCGCTCACTGTGAACGTCGACCTCGCCGAGTAGAAACCGGAGCGTCATGTACATCGATGCGGACCTGATCACGGACGAGACGAGCGTCGCGGAAGCGGTCCTCGCGGGGATCGCGGATCGCCTGTCCGCCGCCCTGGACCTGGACGAGGACGAGAGCTGGGAGCCCGCGGAGGGATCCCCGGAGACGTCGCTCGGGGAAGCGGTCGGGATCATCATCGCGACCGCAGCCTCGATGGTGCAGGAGCAGGAGCGGAACGATTACGCCGGGTTCGGCGAGCTGATCCTGAACGTCCCGCGGCGGGTCGCTCAGCCCGCGACCGGCTACTCCCGCTGGGACTTCAACGCGGCGGGGACGTACCGGATCCCGGACGGATCGCAGCTCGTTATCGACGCGCCGGACGGCACGCCGGTCGGGTTCGCGGTCGTCGGGGACGTCGACGTGACCGGAGCCGCAGCGACGGACGTCGAGGTCGTCGCGCTGGAGCCCGGATCGATCGCGAACGGGATCACCGGCCCGGCGCGCGACTGGGAGCCGCTGCCGTTCGTGACGGCCGTGACGATGACGACCGCCCCGGCGGACGGGACGGACGACCAGACCCGGGACGCGTATCTGGAGGAGGTCGTCCGCGCCGCCCGCCGGATGAAGCTCGTCCCGATCGTGACGGACGACTACGCGGACACGGCGCTCGACAACCCGAACGTCGGGGCGGCGGTCGCGGTCCGGCTCCTGAACCTCGACGCGCCGACGGACCCGCCTGTCGCGGGGGGCCACGTCACGGTCTTCGTGAAGGGCTTCGCGGGGGAGAACCTGTCCGCCCCGGTCAAGGCGGCGGTCCTCGACTCGATGATGGGCACGGACCGGCCGCTCGCCGTCACGGTCCATGTCGGGGACCCGACCCGCACGAACATCACGATCGCCGTCTCGATCCGGCTCGCCGCGAACGCGGACCATGACGCGACGATCGCCGCCGTTCAGGCCGCGATCGCTTCGGCGTACGACCCGGCGAGCTACGGGCTCGACGCGGACGCGCCGGGCCGCTGGCGGGTTCCCGCGACGACGGCGGAGCGGACGATCACCTCGTACGACGTGGCGGCGGTCATCGACGACGTCGAGGGCGTCGGCCGCGTCGTGAGCGTTACGGTGAACGGCGGCGCGTCCGTCACGCTGAACGGCTGGGCTCCGCTTCCGAACCTGACGGCCCCGGCGGCGGTGACGGTCCTGTGAGTCACGTCGCCGAGCGCCTGTCCGCTCTCCTCGACCACAGGCGGACGGGGGACCCGACGAACGACGCGATCGTCGACGCGCTCTGCGACGCGCTCGGCGACGCGATGGAACGTCTCGGGCTCGTCGCGTTCGGGGACCCGGACACCGGCGCTCCGGGCGGCCGGGTCCTGCGGGATCCGTCCGTCGCGCCGCTCTGGGCGCTCCCGCACGCGGCGCTCTACACCGGCGCGGTCCCTCTCCCTGGCCGCCGGGCGGGGGAGTCGGACGAGGACTTCACGGCCCGGGCGCGGGACGCCGCCGTATACCCGCTCGGGCCGAAGCGCGGCACCCATGAGGCGATCCGCCGGACCGTCGAGCCGCTCCTGACGGGCACGAAGCAGGTGTTCATCGCGGACGACTACGGCGGCGATTACGACATCCTCGTCCGGACGATCGCGGCGGAGACCCCGAACC